ATACGCCACGTTGTCGGGTCCCTTGACGTAATCCCCATAGAGGCCCCAGATGATCTCGCCGTTTCCGGTCGGGAGGACGCTCAGTTTCGCTCGCATCTCCATCACGAGACCCTGCTCAAGTGAAAATGCCCTTTGATCTGCCATATAACAGATAGCTTCCTGTTCCTCATCTGTCGCATCTAAGGCACAAGACATTAACCCCAAATTACCATCAGTGACCCCTACGACATCAGGAGAACCACCTGTTAGAACGATCTTATCGGCCCAGACACATCCGCTCTCTTCTGTTCCCTGGGGAGGAACGGTCGCCCAAGCATGCTGAAAATCGTACTCTTCCTGGACGGGACTCATCTTCTGAACGGTCTCATATCCACGATCCGGGTCGTAGAAGGTCTGAACTCCATCTATCCACTTCGCTCTTGTCGTCATCTTTGCCTCCTCTACGACCGATTGTGCCAGATCTTGATGTAATCGACCTGGATGGTTCCCACGCCCGCACCTGATGCCTTGTAAAGACCAATGGCGGGCTGGAGAACTGCGTTAGCTCCGGTTGCCGCAAATGGGAAGGTCGTTGAACTTGCGACGCGGTTTCCATCGATAAAGAAATGGATATCCGTCACATCAAGAACCTCGAACCGATATACTCTCCAGTCCGTCGTTCCAGCCGTCACTCCGGAATCGGCGCTCTTATCCGAGGCATCGTCATCCGACTCACAGTAGACCGAGGTAGAACCATCGGCACAAAAACAGATCATGTATGTCGCCGAATCAACGAGGCCATCGCTCCAGTCGTCGAACAGCCCCCAGTAAGCCTCGGCCACGAGAGTCGGTGTGACAGAGACCTTGACCCGCGCCTCAAAAACAAGACCCTTCGATACATCGAATGTTCTCTGGTCTCCCATACCTAGAAAAGCATCCTGCTTCTGGCTATCGCTCGTCAGGGCACATTGGACCAATCCATTGGCCCCTCCTGTGACGCCAGCCACCGTAGGGGGTGCCGCCCCGACGATCTTCGTAGCCCAGGGACATCCTGACTCCTCCGATCCAGCCGCTGGATAACCGGCAGCGGCAGCGCTATGATATGCCCCAATAAAATCCTCCTTGAACCTACAGGGAGCCAGCCGTTCAATCCGTTCCTGATCTGAAGATTCATAAAACGTCAATACACTACCTTTCCATTCTGCTTTCGTACTCATGATTTCTCTCTCCCGTTCCGATCCTTTTCAGGACCGCCCCCTCTCTCTTCGAACGAGTGGGACGAAACAGGGGAGGGGAGGAGAGAAAGAGTCCTCCCCTCTCGGTTTAAGGTTTCGAATCATCAGTCGGTGATCGCCGTCGGTGGCTGATCGGCCGCGTACCTCGGCTCCAGGTAGTACAGAGCCGAAACGAGGTTCGCCACGTCCGACGCGCCGGTCACGGCCGCTATGCAGTCGTAGGTCGGTCCGAGGACGATCGGGTCGATCTGCATGACGACCATCTTGTGAGTGGTCGCCGCCGACGTCGTGAAGCTCGCCGCGTCGGTCTGTCGCACGAGCAGATCGCTCGATGCCAGGTCCTCGTTGGTCCAGATCGGGACGGTCGCGGTCATCGCCGTGGCCCCTGCGGGGAGAACCCCGGTCGCCTTGCTGATGCTGCAAGCGATCGTTGCGGCGTTTCCCTGGGTGATGAACCAGATCACCCACGCCATCTGATAGTTCTTGAGGTTCACGTAATCGCCCGTGGTCCCGGCCGCATCGGTCTTGGGCTCGATCCCACGCACGATCTTGAGATTTTCCGGTAGGCAAAACATGTTCTTGACCTCCTGTCGTTATTAGCTTTGTCGAAAACCATCGAAACGCTAGACCATCGAATCCAAAAAAGAGGATCTCGAACTACGGTCTGCCGGCCAGGGTCACGAAGTGGCTCAGAGTGTTGCCCGACCCACTATACGGCGTGATCGCCGAGGCCAGCTCGGGTTGGCCGTCGAATCGATAGACGAATCGGAAGACCGACTCGTCGTAGACGAACATCACGTGGATCGATACGGCCGTCTGGAGACCTCCCTTGTCGATCGCGATGTACTTCGACCAGTCACAGAGGAAGAGATCGCCCTTCGTTCCTAGGCTCTTGCACTGCTCGAGCGGGATGATCGGCCGGCCCATCAACGTCGCGTATGGGGACGCACTCAGGCCTCCCGGAGGCATGAAGATCGGGCTGCCGCCGGTTCCGACCGTGATTCCCATCGTGTAGAGCTGTGGCTCTACGTCCTGGTTGATGTGCCACACTGCGTTGAGCCGAGAGCTTGCGATCATTCTCGACCACATGTTGGTGATGTTCTCGGCCACGACGGTCGAGTTGGCCTGTCCGGTCTCCTTCGCCACGGTCACGAGACACGGGGAGACCAGGATACCCTGGGGCATTCCGGCTCCGGTCCCGTTGATCAGGGCGTCGGTGATCTTGAACCTCATCTCCTCGGGGAATGCCCTTCGGATGTAGGCCTCAAGGGCAGGAGCATCCTCAAGCAGCTCGTCGGTCGTGTAGATCAGACCGGTGAGCTTCTTGAGCTTGAGTTCGACCATCCGGAAGTCCGGCTTGCTCGCCTCCTTCGCCTTGCCCTCTCCCTTCCAGAACATCTGGATGCCTCCGGCTCGACTGCCGTCGGCCCGAGAGGTCTCGTTGATCCCGGGAATCTTCATGTCGTTGCCCTTGGTGATCGAGATCTTGTTGACCTTGCCGAGCAGATCGGGCTGGTTCCACACGCTCTCGATCATGCTTGCGGCGAAGTTGTCCTGAAGGAGAAAACCTCCCTCCGAGGCCACGCCCTCGCTCAGGCCGGTCGCACGCTCCTCGGGGGTGATCCGAAGTCTCGGATCGAAGCTTCGGATGTTCGGATCTCCGGCCACCCGGACCGCGACGAGGAACTCTCCGAGAGAGTTGAACCGGTTCGGATCGTCCTCCCTCGTGATCCTGAGGGTTCCCGCCGCTCGTCTTTCCGTATCGTCCGTCTGGGCCGGGTCCGTCTTGGTCGGCTCCTGCTGGGATCGGTTGATCTCGGTCGCCAGCTTGTCGGTCTCGTCCTTCAGTCTGATCTGCTCCTGGAGGTCCTTCACTCTCCGGTGTGCGTCGGCAAGGTATCTCTTCTCCTCGTCGTTATACTCTCTGTTCTCGTTGGCACACTTTGCGTCTATCTCGCCGATCCGCTTCATGATGTCGCCGATCGCCTCACGCATCTGTTGCGCAGTCTTGTGCTTCATCGTTCCAATACCTCCCTGTATTCTAGGATCTCGTCCAGCTCACGACACAGGGTCTTGAGTTTCTCCGTGTCGTCGGACCTGTAGTCTCTCCATCCCTCGGTCTCGGGGGTCGCCCCGTCCTCGGGAGGCTTGCCGTCAGGGGTCGCCCCGACGGGTTGTTCTCTCGTCTCATCTTGCGGAAAGAGTCTGCTCCTCGCCTCGTTCGCGAAGGCTAGGTCCTCCTCCGTCAGCTTCAGCCCATAGGTTCGGGCCGCCATCACCTTGCTGAGTCGATCGAAGTCCACCCCCGCAGCCTGTATCGCCTGGCGGACGAAGACGTCCGTCTGGGTGTAGGCCGGGAAGGTCACGATAGATACGTCGTAGAGCCTCACCTTCTTGAGAGTCCTGACGATATTGCTCGAATCCCGATCATCCCATGCGTCCTCTAGGACCTGGAACTGGAAGCTACACTGCGATATGTCACCCCTCTTGATCGGCTCGATCACCATCTCCCGGACCCATTGAGCGTTCGGAGGTATGCAAACGAATCTCAGACCCCTCTCGTCCTCCTTGAGGCTCAGGGTTCCGCTCTTGCTCCGTCCCATCACGTAGTTCGGGTCGTGATTGAAGAGCATCCTAACGTCATCCTCCTTGACCGTCTTCTTGAATGCTCCCTTCTCGATCTTCTCCCGAAATCCGAAGAGAGGCTCCGAGAGTTCGTCGAAGACTGCGGCGTATCCCTCGATCCGAGATTCCTTGTCCATGTCGAGGGCCCTGAGGTCCTCGATCGTCATCGTCCTGTGTTCGGAGATCGGATCCTGACTCTCCGACTCACTCGCGGCCTCGAACGATCCATCTCGTTCCTTGCAATGGTTCCTTGCCGCGTCAACATCCCAGACGTCCTTTGGGTATCGAAGGGCCTGGATCTCGGACTTCTGTCTGATCTCGGTCTCCATCTCGGAGATCAGAGATTTCTCCTCGTCCGTCAGAAGACGATCTTCCTTGAGAGCAGTCGCCTCGATCTCCTCTATTTCTGTGAAGAGCTTCTGAACTCTCTCCGCCATCCTGGCAGTTATTCCATAGATCACGTCTATGCACTTTCCATCACTCTTTTGCTCGCAGTTGACTCGACGGAATCGATCGTACTTGTCTGGATCCTCAAGCCTGCAAGCATGTTCGTTAGGGTAGGGCATCGTTCTGTCCTCCTGACTCTTCTATTTTTTCCTTCTCTGTCGTATCGAGTAGCGCGGCGTCCATCCTGCCTATGTGGCACTTGATCGACTCCGAGACCATCGAGGCCAAGGCATCGCTCATCTGGATGACGATGCTTCCGGCCGACTGATCTTCAAACGCTCTTATCCTCTCGGTTTTGTCCAGGCCGTTGACGAAGTTGATAAGGTACTTCCTAAGCTCGATCCATTCGACGATCATCGCTTGATCCCCACGTAGCACTCGCACCCAGAGAGCAGAGGCGGATGATATCTATGATTCCTCGCCGTGAGCGGACTCGAAGCTCCCTCGGGATTGAGAGTCTCCCCGGCTCGAAGGAACGGCTCGTTCTTTCGAACCTTCTTTCCGTCAAGGGCCTTGCAGAAGACGGACTCGTTCTCCGCAGCGATCCATGCCACCGTCGCTCGTCCTTCAGCGAAGAACGTCGATCTGGCCACAAGGCCGTCAGTCTTGACGACCTCCCTGATCGCGATCTTCGATGGTCTCGACACCATCCAGTCGTCAAGCGTCCTCTCGACCTCGGCTGCGATCTCGTCGGGCGTCGTTCCCGAGAGCCTCTCGACGATCTTCCGGAGCGTCCCACTTGAGAAGCTCACGTGCCTCTCGTCGTAGGTTCCCTGGTAGTGATCCATCAGCGTCTCGAGACCGACCTCCTTCTCCTCGCAAGTGCAGTAGACCGGACTCGCCCTCGACGACGACGTCTGGGCTAGGCCCATCTCCCCGAGACAGGCGGCCTGTATCTGCTCGGCGTAGGAGACGAGCGTGGGCAGCAGGATCTTCCTCGAATCCTCTCCAAATCTTTCGTAGATTTCGTCCATGTTTCTTAGAAAACCGTCGATATCGCCTTCTTTCAGCGTCTTCTTGATGATCTTCGAGATCTGTATGGTCTCCTTGCTCAGAAGCCTCTTTGCGGCGTCCTCGATCAGTCGTCGATAGCCGATCCGTATCCTCGACCTCTCGGCGTGAAGCGACGCGAATCCCATCACGATCTGTCTCGGCCTTACGATCCGTTCTTCACCCTCCTCCTCTTCCTCTTCCTTCTCCTCTATGGGCGGTGTCTCTTTTGGCTCGACGGGTTCCGAGATCGAGACGTTCGCGGGGAGCATGTTCGCGGGCATCCAGTAGATCTTCCCCGAACCGTCCTCGATCGGGTTTCGGTTCTCCAGCTCTCGGATCTCGTCACCGTTAAGCCATCCGTTCTGCCGTCCCACGGCATAGGCCTCGTATCTGGTCTTCGTGTCTCCTCTCAGAAGACCCTCGACGAGATGCTCGGCGAAGTGATGGAGACGGTCCCTGCGGTCCATCAGGTGGACCCAGATCGATTGCTCGATCCTCACGAGCCAGGGCGTGAGACAGTCGACGACGTACTCGATCGCCTGATGTTCGATGTTGCTGAACGTCCCGCGTTCGAGGTCCATGATCTTGTGTGGCGGTATGCGGTAGATCCTTGCTATGTCGATGATCGAGAGCTTGCGCGTCTCGATGAACTGGCTGTCGACCGGGGGGATCCCGATCTGCTGCCACTTCATTCCCTCGCCGAGCACGGCGATCCTATGCTTGTTCGAGAGCCCTGCGTGGCCCTCCTCCCAGGACGCCTTGATGAGCTTCGCCTTATCGC